GTTGTCTTCTTGCCAGCAAGAATTTGTTCACGTTGCAGTTACATTTGATCCAATAAAAGATTCAATAAGTATTTTTGCCGATGGTATAGAGTTAGCAACGTCTTCAATGTCTTACGTGTTTGGAATTCCAAGTTACACAATGCCTAACTTGCCAACATTTAAAAATGCAACAAATAGCTTTAAATATTCGACATTGACTGTCGGACCTAATGCGCCCCAAGCCCTGAAGTATGGCCCAGTGCTAGATACTTACTTTACGCCTTGGATAGTTGGTGGTGGATACACTGATGGCATGTATTATAATGGTAATTTCATGGGTGGAACTTATGGGGGAATCATAAGTGGACTTCGTGGAAACATAGGTAGTTTAAAATTCTATTCTAAGCCACTATCTCAATCTGAGATACTAAATAATTACAATACTCAAAGTATGTTCTTCAAGAACATAGATGTATCTAAATTGTAACAGGTAATTTATGGCTATTAATACAACTTCTGAAATTTATGGAAAGCAAACTCCGAAAGCTGCTTCCGTATTAGTAAAAAGAGAAGCCGTAAAAAATTATGGATTTAAATTTCCTTTGGGGGATGGGTCGGCTGGAGGATTTTTAAAGAAGTCTTCTGGATTAGATATAATAAAATCTCAACTTAGGCAATTACTCCTCACCACAAGGGGTGAAAGATTAATGCTTCCAAATTACGGAACTAATCTTAAAAATTACTTAATGGAACCTCTTGATCAGGCCACTTTGAGTCAGGTGAGAAGGGAAATATTAGAATCATTTACACGATATGCTAAGAATGTAAATGTTCTTAAGATTCAGGTCTTTCCAAGTGCAACAGAATCATTGAATGGTGGACATATGTTAATCATAAAAGTTTTTTGCTCTCTGAAGGAAGATGAGACTAATGTATTTGATGTTAAGGTGGATATAACATAATGGCTTTTAATGGGACTGTAACTTCGGACTTCTTAAAGTTAGTCGGCGTAGAGGACGTTGACAAACAGAATTTAATTAATTTTGCAGCTACCGATTTCTTAAATTTAAGAGAATCTTTATTAAATTATGTAAAAGCTGTATATCCCTTAGATTATAATTACTTCTCAGAATCTGATTTTGGAATGATGCTGATAGAGCTAGTCGCATACATGGGACATGTTCTATCCTATAAAGCAGATTATTTAGCTAATGAAAATTTCCTTAGGACAGCCAGATCTAGAGAAAGCATTAAAAATTTAATGCAGTTGATCGGCGTAAGAATAAAAGGGCCTATCTCTGCCGCAGCAAATGCTAAGATAACTTTGCAAACTGCACCCGCGTGGGCACCAGCATCTTATGTCACCATAACTCCAGAGAATAGAGCAGTAACCATAACATCTCCAGAGGATGGGTTACAGACAACTTATACGGTATACAAAGTATCACCTGATGGAGATATCGACACTGCGAATGCAAACGGCGAAATAAAAATATTTGACACTGAAAAAGATAGCGCAACAGTAATCTCAAATTTAGTTCTGCTAGAGGGTGCTTTGGTTATAGAGCAGGGCACATTCGTTGATACTGAAGCTCTAAAGAGTATCACATTGCAGCAATCCCCAGTGGTTGAGGGAAGCGTCCAAGCATTCATAACAAGCCCTGGAACGACTAATGGAGCTTATAGACAAGTAGATAACATCTTCTTTGCGTCCGGTGCCAATGATAAAGTGTTCCAGTTTCTATCAGATGAGCAATATGGTGGAGTTGTAGTATTTGGAGACAATAACATAGGAAAAGTTCCTGCTGTAGGTGATCAATACACAATAATTTATCGTGTAGGGGGAGGAAAAAGAGGAAACATTATCAAGGGGCTAATAAATACTCAAATACAAGTTTCTTATAATGACGTAACTCCTATACAAGCAACAGTCGAGAATACATCACAGGGCACGGGGGGTGCAGACGCTGAAACTGTAGAGCATGTTAAGAGATATGGACCTTTGATGTTTAGGGCTCAGAATAGGCTCGTAACATTAATGGACTATAAGACTTTTGCAAATGGATACATAACTTCTTATGGATCAGTGGGGAAGGCCACGGCTGTAACTAGAAGAGCATACTCCTCTGCTAATATCATTGATATTTATGTCCTTGAGCGAGCCAGTAATACACAGTTAAGAAAAGCTACGCCAGAGTTCAAGAGACAGCTAGTTCAAGCCATGGAAGATAAGAAGATGGTAACGGATGAGATCGTAGTTGTAGATGGTCTAATAAGAACTCTAGACCTTCAAATATCTTTACGACTTGACAAGAAATACGAATACTCAGAAAATAGTATAAAATCAAAAGTAAGCTCAAAAATAGAGTCATTCTTCAATACAGACAACATGGATTTTGGAAAATCTTTTAACCCTCAAGATTTGATGTATTCCATATTTGAAGTAGAGGAAGTTAGATTTGCTACGATTGATAATGTCCCAGAAACAATTCAAGTTAACTTCAATGAAATTGTTCAACTAAACAACTATGCATTAAACATCTACTATGTCTAATCCAATAAAATTTATAGATAACAGGCAATATCATAAATCAAATTACAGTGATGTGATGAAGTATGTCATTCCATCAATGTATTTTGAGGAAGATTACGCACTGAAAGATAAAAAGATAGATATAGTAGATCAAGTAATAAATTCTCACTTAAATGTAATAGGAAATATTAGTTCCATAATTAATGTTAGTGCTATCGGAGGGACAATTTACAGCGGTATAAATACTCCTGAAGGAATATCTAAATTTTTTATTAAACAAAATGATTTAACTAATTTTGATATAAATGATTTTGAAAGAAAGTTCTTACTACCTTTAGACAGATCGTTTAGAGATTTTAATTCAAGTTCTGAATTTTCGGATTTCTTACTTCAAACTTTCATACCTGGGACAAAATTAAATGCTCCGACATTAGATTTCTTAGAGGGTGGGGCTGCAAGTGCTAATCATAATTATTTAATTACAAATTTATCTTGGCTATATTTCTTAAATTTAAGTGGGCCCCCATCATTAGCATATAATCCTTCTTCATATGTATATGACACATTGATTAGTAAGATATACACTGGTCAGCCAGTGCTAGCTAATGACGGAATCAAAGGTCTTACTAATTATCTTTGGAGAAACTACACAAGCCAAACTTGGTCTAGCCTAGGGGTTATTCCGACAAACTTTACTCCAAATGTTACATCAATTGATTCGACCTGGACTAGTGGAACTCAACAGTTAGATAAATTACTTACTTTAATTGATGTCGTATATTCTCCTCTATACTTAGACGATGGAGATTTGAGAGTAAGAAATGCAATAGATGATTATCTACAAAATTCCTTCTTACTTACAGAAAAGAAATTACAAGGTCCATTCTTAAAGTTATTAAAAGCTTTCTCATTCTCGTTTGCTGATTACTCAAATTATGTTGATAGGTTAGAGGCTTTAAATGATTTAAACGAGTGCCCAGACGAATATCTCCCACTATTGGCAGAATTGATAGGATGGAAGTTATTCGGATCTGAGCCTGATAGATGGAGACTACAGCTTGCTAATGCGGTTGATATTTACAGAACCGTTGGAACTAAGAGATCTTTGCAATTTGTAGCAGACTCTATATTTGGAGAAGATGTATTTGATGTAAGTTCAAATATAGTTGAATTATGGGAATCTTACGTTCCATTCCTTATACAATATGCTTTAGCCACAGGGTCTGAATATCTAAAAGGGTTTGATACTTGGAACAGAACTTTGGCTAGAGATCTAGGCTGCGAGTTCAGCACAAGTAGCATGGATGAGAATATAAAGAACTGCGTAGACAAGATAATTACTGACATAGTGTATAAATTTCCAAATAATTTCATACTTGGAACTAAACCATTTGACCTAAAAGAAAATAGTTTTATATTTAATTACAGAGGGAAAGTCCACAAAGTTCCTCCGTTTGAAGAGATTCCTTATTACACTAGAGTTATCATCAATCCTGAAATGATTGAAATGATAGAGGATAAGTTAATATGCTTTGGTGTAGATACAACGCTTGCAGTTGCGGTTGGAGATTTTATAA